AAGCTGAACAACACCTACACGCCGTTCTATGCGAGAAGATTCGTTGAGCGGCATCCTGAGCACGCTGACGCATTCGAGACACGCCGAGCAAAGGCGGATATGGAGGTATAGGGAGGACTATGACTACAAATGGGATTGAAGAGTATTATACTTTTCTGCATCAAAAGGCCCAGTTAGAGGGTGACTATGGTTTCGCGGTAGATTCTTTGCCGGAGTGGTTATTTCCATTTCAGGACTATCTTGTGAAATGGGCATTGATGAAAGGCCGTGCAGCGATCTTTGCCGATTGCGGGTTAGGCAAAACGCCTATGCAGTTGGTCTGGGCAAATGAAATCGTTAAACGGACTGATAAACGGGTATTAATATTAACACCTCTTGCTGTTGGCGGTCAGACATCGCGGGAAGCTGAGAAATTCGGCATTGAAGCTGTTCATTGCCGCGATGGTAAGTTGGGCAACGCGAAAATTATTATTACAAACTATGAACGTTTGCATTATTTCGATAGCAAGGACTTTGTCGGTTGTGTTTGTGATGAATCGAGTATTCTGAAGAATTTCGACGGCAGTTTGAAAGCCTCTATTACGGAGTTTATGAGACGGTTGCCGTATCGTTTACTATGCACAGCGACGGCCGCTCCGAATGACTATGTTGAACTGGGAACTTCTAGCGAGGCTCTCGGATATTTAGGCTACGTCGATATGCTCGGTCAGTTCTTCAAAAATGATAATGGCTCGGCGGCGGCTCAAGGTGGCAACGGAACACGATTTGCGGGGCAACAATGGCGATTCAAACCGCACGCCGAACAGGATTTTTGGCGATGGATGTGTTCGTGGGCTAGGGCGATCCGTCGTCCAAGTGATTTAGGGTTTGAAGATGTTGGATTCGATTTGCCTAATCTTCAAATTAATACTCACGTTGTAAATGCGTCGCGGCCGTTGGAAGGTATGCTATTTGCGATGCCCGCAATTGGTCTCGCAGAGCAACGCAAGGAAAGGTCGGCAACTGTTACGGAGCGATGCGAGAGGGTCGCAACGATACTAAATCAATATAACGAAGCATCAGTTGCTTGGTGTCAGTTGAATGCCGAGGGTGATTTGCTAGAGAAGTTAATGCCGGATGCAGTGCAGGTATCCGGGAAAGATTCGAATGACGCAAAAGAAGAAAAATTTACTGCTTTTGCAAACGGAGCGATCAAGACTCTTATCACAAAGCCAACCATTGGGGCATTTGGGTTGAATTGGCAACACTGTCATAAAACTACATTCTTCCCGTCTCATTCATTTGAACAATATTATCAGGCTATCCGTAGGTTTTGGCGATTTGGGCAACAGACTGAGGTTGAAGTTGACATCATTACAACAGAGGGGGAACGAGATGTTTTACAAAATTTACAACGTAAAGCAGATGCCGCAGATGTGATGTTTGAACGCATTGTCGAGTTTATGGGGCAAGAGTTACAACTAAAGGCACGGTCAGAATGGCCGTTAGAAATGGAGATACCGGAATGGGTGTAATAGAACAAACAATAACTAATCAATACGCGATCTATAACGGCGATTCGTGCGAGGTTATGCCTCGATTGAAAGCTGACTCGGTGCACTTGTCAATTTATAGCCCGCCGTTTGCCGGGCTGTATAATTACAGCTCCAGCGACCGTGATCTTTCTAATTGTCGCAGTTACGATGAATTTTTTCAGCACTATGAATTTATCGTTAAAGAAATCGCGCGGGTAACAATCCCCGGACGGATAACAGCTGTGCATTGTATGGATGTGCCGACTTCGAATAATGCGGATAAGTCATTGATTGATTTTCCCGGTGATATTATTCGAATGCACGAAAGACTTGGTTTCAAATACATTGCCCGGCACTGCGTATGGAAAGAGCCTTTGGGGGTTCGATTACGAACAATGGCAAAGGGCTTAGCACATAAGCAGATAGTTGACGACTCTTCTTTGTGTGATGTCGCATCGGCGGATTACTTATTGCTTTTCCGCAAGCACGGTAAAAATCCAATTCCGATCAGTCATCCGACTGGGTTGCATTCATATGCCGGTGAAAGATCTATTCCGCAAGATGTGCTTCAGTATAAGGGCTGGACGGGAAGTCAGACTGAGAATCGTTATTCACATTGGATTTGGCGACAGTATGCTTCCGCTTTTTGGGATGATGTGCGAATAGATAGGGTTTTGCCATACAAAGAGTCCCGCGATCCTGACGATGAAAAACACGTTCATCCGTTACAGTTAGATGTTATTGAACGGGTCGTAGTGTTGCGATCTAATCCGGGAGAGATTGTTTTAACGCCATTTATGGGAGTTGGCAGTGAGGCGTATGGTGCAGTAATTAACCATCGGAGAGCGATTGGAATTGAACTTAAGCCTTCATATTATCGGCAGGCTGTTAAAAACTTGCAATATGCAAGTGAACATCCGCAAGATCAGGATTCTCTTTTCGATGGTGTAGGTGTTGACCTATCAGGTGTATTTTTAATGGATTAGCCATATGACAACCTTTCTACTTATACTCAGTTGGCTGCTGACGGGCATCGCGGGTTACGCGGCGTGTCGTATGGCGTTTATGCTGGCACGGCTCACGCAACAACAGATGTCACACGGTTCTGAGATGGCCGCCGCGATCAAAGCCTGTGAGCGTGCGAATGAGCATATTGCACGGCTGGAGCATCAACTCAAACTCGTTAACGACGCGGGCGCGTATTGGCATCGCAAGGTTGAGGGCAACGGCGACGCGGCAGAGGAATGGGCGGAGGTGATAGAGTAATGCTAACCGACGACGAACGAGAACGCATAGCGATAGAGGTAGAACATCTGCCGGAGGGCGAGGCTGCGGCTGAGTATGAGCGGGGGTGAGGTATGCGCTGAACAGGCGACGTCTACGGGAACGGCTGGCGAAGCAATCGGGCGGTATTTACATCACGGCGGGTGATGAAGTGGAATTAACGTAACAACGAATGCGATGATGTTACACCGCTTAATTAAGATCAAAACGCTTTAACAGAGCCTACGGCTCCGCGTCATCGTTTCATTCGTTGTTGTTGGAATTGGTGTTCGTCGTAGGTTCTGTTAGGGCGTTTTTGTCTTTGAGGTTAGAGTTATGAGCGAGTTAATCAAATTTGAACGGCAGAAGAATGAGAATTTCACGACAATATCAAATGAGGTATTGCGTGATAATCGCCTATCGTTGAAGGCTAAGGGCTTTTTGGTGACTGTGATGGGCTTACCGCCTGATTGGGACTTCTCCGTTACCGGAATGGTCTCAATACTCAAAGAAGGTGAAACAGCGATCTACGCGGCGCTGAACGAGCTAGAGTCATTCGGCTACGTCGCGCGGCAGCAGATACGCGAGAACGGCAAGTTCAAAGGGCAAACTTACGTGTTCAAAGAATCACCTTCACCGTATCGGGGTTTTCCAGATGCGGTTTTTCCGGACGCGGTTCTTCCAGATGCGGAAAATCAAGGACAATTAAAGAAACAAGTAAATAAAGATACAAGTAATCAATCAAATACACATAATAAGACGGATTCGATTTTTCTCAAAAATCCCGAACAATGCGAAGCAGTAACGATCTACCGAACGCATTTTCCGGAGACCCATTTGAGTTGTTTTAATCAAGATCAGATCGAGCAACAAGTTAAGGATTTAGCTAAATGGGAAGAAACTCTAAAGTTTTGGAAGGGGAATCAGTATCGCCCAACGAGTATTGTACGAATGCTTGATTGTTATCAACGTTCACTTACACAACCTTTATCGAACGGTTTTAATTCTAAATCTGCCGCCGCCGCGAAAGGTCAACGGCCTGAGCCGCCGCGCGGACTGACTCCCGCCGAGCGACGATTGCGGGAATGGGAAGAACGGCGACGATTCGCATTAAGTGAGGGCGTGCCGTTCAATGAGCCAATGCCGGAGGACACGACGATCAATGCACGATAACTTGACTACGCTATTACCGTATCACGTAGAGCCGTTCTCAGAGGATTACGAGAAGGTCATACTCGGAGCGATCCTGCTCTCGCCTGAGCTGATTCACGTCGCGAGTGCTCAACTGAATGATAACGACTTCTATCTGCAAGATCATCGCCGGACATTTCGCGTGATGCGTGAGTTAGAGGCTGACGGGCAGACGATCACGGCAATCTCAGTTTACGAACGATTGAAGCTGCGGTCACAGGACGTGGGGCGTGTGCGGTCAGTTGTTGCGGTATCGGACTTGTCGATGGGCATACCGCATACATCAGAGTTAGAGGGCTATATCCTCGAACTGCGACGGCTGAGGCATCTACGCGATCTAATGGCGTTATGTCAGAGGCTTTCGAGCGAGGCCGCCGCGCAGAACCGCGACGTATTCGACACAGCACAACTTGAGATAAACCGCCTTTGTGAGTCCGCGTCAATGGCAAGCGGCGCGGCAGACGTATTCGTGAAACTCGACCGCGTAATTGACGGCGAAGTGATGGAGATATTGAAAGCCAAAGTTGAGCGGCGAGTGGTAAAGATTCCGCTTGGCTGGGAAGTCTTGGACGAAGCACTCGGCGGGGGCATCTCGCAATCGGACGTGATGATAATCGCGGCGAGATCGGGCGCGGGTAAATCTGCATTCGCTTTGCAGGCCGCGTTTCAGATGGCGACTGCGGGCTATCCCGTCGCATTCATCGCGGGCGAGATGCGGAACAGCGAGAATGCTTTGCGTATCATCTCGCAGGGAACGGGCTTAACGAACCTGAATCAGACGCAATATCTCTCGGAATTTCAATACGAGAAAGCGGCGACGTTCGCACAGAGCATCAAGCATTTGCCGATATACTTCGAGCATCGAATCTCCGACCTGTCATCTATGCGTGCTCATTTACATAGCAGAGTAGCTAGGGACGGTGTGCGGGTGTTGATAGTGGATTACGTCCAGTTATTCAAACTTCACAGGCTCGATCATCGGCAGCGAGTGGAACGCATCGCGGAGGTATCGCAAGAGGTAAAGCGGATCGCAAATGAGCTAGATATAGCTGTTATCTCGGTTGCTCAATTGAACCGCGAGGGTAAGAAGTCTTTGCGGTCAACGATGAATGACTTAGAGGGCAGCGGGCAGATAGAGAACGATGCGAGTGTCATTATGATAATCGACCACGACGAACAGGCGAAGCAGGACGACGCGGGCAGTTGGTATAACCCTGTGAATTGCCGCGTCGTAAAAGGGCGTAATGTCGGAACGCACGAGATCGGCGGGCGATATTACGGGCGTATCTTGCGATTCGATATATCGGGCTTGCAGGAAGGTGTTTTCTTCTAAAAAATTCTTGACAATGGCTAACTATTTTAGTAAATTAAAATTATGGCAGTGAAACATATCAGCGCACGACAACTTGAATTAACGTGCGAGAAACCGAATTGCAGGAATGTATGGCATATTCCGTCAACGCGACGGCTACCGCGCGTCTGTCACAAATGCAAAACGACACTATGGAACAATTACCCAAAGGCAAAGAAGCAGGCGAAGAAGACGGAGGAAAAATGACATATTGCGGGCAGTGTGCAGCGATAAACACCGCCGCCGGCCGATCTGATGGAGTGGCTTTACGATGACGGTCAACGCGGCTGGCATTGCGTTCACGTCAGCGAGGGCTGCCGGAACTGCTATTCTGAGACGCTGAATAAGCGTTTCGGGACAGGCTTAGATTACAAAGCAGGGCATTCTAAGGATGTTCGAGCAGTCTTAAATGACAAAGAACTTGCATCTACGCTGAAATTGGACAAAAAACTTGCTAAGACGGGGGAAACGGCGAGGCTGTTCGTAGGTGATATGAACGACAACGTAGAGAGGGAGACACGGTAAGCAAAGAGGAAAACGACATGACGGACATAGACAATACAATCGACTGGATTCGCATCCTGCGAGATGACTCGAACATCATCGTAGAGTGGCAGGGGGAACAGATGAGCGGCTCGTCAATCAGAGACGTTGCCGGGTTAAAAAAATTGGCGGATGAGGTTTTAAGGCTTCGGCAGTTAGCCGCAACCGCTTATGGACTCATTCGTCACGCCGATGCTATTAGCGGCGGGCGTGCGGAACAAAGAGCGTGGCTGCAGTGGGCAGAGTCGTGGGCTCACGCGTATGACCAATATGTAGATGATGTCGACGCCGCGTGTGAGGAGGAGCGGAATGACTGACGACAGATGCCCGTTCTGCGGGTGAGTAATAAGACCACACAAAAGGAACTAGCTAGTATGAAAGTGACGTGTTGTTACACGAATGGTGATGAATATGACTACGACCTTAACCTCGTATCTGATGCTGTGCGAATGGCACAGCAAATGATGTTTGAGTTTTCGATAGGAGAGAAGCTCGTGTTGATTCGCAAAAGCATTCGCGGCGATAACGACCCGACCGCTACAAATGATACTGAGGTGCAAAATGACCCAATACGCAGCTAAAACAGAGGTTTCGCCTGAGAAGTCTCGGGCGGAGATCGAGGCGACACTGAACAGATACGGAGCGACGGCGTTCAGTTATGGCTGGGAAGAGTCTCGGGCCGTCCTAGCATTCAAAATGCACGACAGACACGTTAGGTTTGAGATAGCGATGCCACTGCCGGACGAGGAGAGGTTTCATCAATACAAGCGAGGGGATTCGTGGCACAAACGAACCGAGGAAGCCGCTAAGAAAGAATGGCAACAGGCCATTCGTCAACGATGGAGAGCGTTGGCTTTGGTGGTCAAAGCGAAGCTGGAAGCAGTTGAGTCCGGTATCACTGAGTTCGAGGCAGAGTTTATGGCTCATATTGTTATGCCGGACGGACGGACGGTCGGGCAGCACATACGGCCGCAGATCAAAGTGGCCTATGAATCAGGAGAGATGCCGACGCGGTTGCTCCCTGCGTATGGAGGAACGGAATGAGTAACGACAAATGCCCGTTCTGCGGGAATGATTCATTTGAGTTCAGGGAGGGCGAAACATATCGCTGGCTGTGGATCACCTGCAATGTCTGCCTGCTTGCCGCAGAGGTGCGCAAGGCTGACCGCTTCGCTGATTGCACTTCCCCTGACAACAAAGAGGCAGCAGTTAGGGAATACTGCGAGATCGCGAACGATGCCATTGGCCGAAAGGCAACGTCTTCTGAGGCAGTTGAGACGTAGAACCGGCGGGCTGAACGTGAGACGGCCTCGTTGGATGTTGCTAAACGTGAACATCTCCGCGATCTTCTGCGGTCAGTGAATCACATCGCAAACTCTGCGGAGTATGAGTGGATATGACCGTCCCGCAATGCCAAAATTGCCCGTTGCTGATCTGCGACTTTATATCGCCCAAATGCCGATTGTCGCCGCGTGAGATTGCCGAAAAACGCCCGGACCTGAGCGAAGGCATAACGCGGTTCAATTTACTGCCGACGAAGGACGCACGTTACTATTGGCGAAACCGCGACGAGATACTCGCAAGGCATCGTGAGGCGAACAGGGAAGCGGCGCGAAAGTATCGGCAGAACAGGGCAAAACGTGTCGAAGTAGAACGGCGTTATCGCGACGCACATCGTGACGAGATAAACGCCCGCCGGAGAGAAAAAAGGAAAATGAAATGACGTTATGCCTGAATACAAAGAATACGAACTTCAATGCCAGATCGCCGAATACCTATGTCGGCGATATCCGAACGTGCTATTCGCATCGGACGTGAAAGGCAGTATCAAGCTGACGATGCCGCAAGCCGTGCGATGGAAGAAGTTACAGAAGCCGGGATTCGCCCAGCCCGATCTAGTCATATTTGAAAAGCGGGACGGCTACGGGGCGTTATTCCTCGAACTGAAAGCGGAATCGCCTTATCGCAAAGACGGCACGCTGAAAAAGAGCGAACACTTACAGGCTCAATATGAGAGTTTGCAAGCATTGGATAAGGCGGGCTATTGTGCTGCGTTTTGTTGGGAGTTTGGTTCGGCGAAGCGATTCATAGATGACTATTTGCGAGATAAACCCATATGATAACCACTGCAACCGATACACGAACGCTTCTCACACGCAATTGCCCACTCTGCAAGGGCAACACTGCAGCTTACCGCGTTACGAGTTACACGCTCATTCGCTGTCTAGGCGACTCGACATCGCCAAACTCAACCAACGGCTGCGGCCTCCGCGTCGAACGCAAAGGCGAACCCGCCGAGGTCGTCGCGTGGTATAATTCGCTATTGACAGCCGACGCGGCAACGTGTTAAAGAGAGTATGAGAGAGCGGCACGAATCAAGAGACTTTCAACTATTCCGCAGACAACCGCAAGATCCGCACGACACTCCCTCTCTCATAACTATATTTTGTGGTAAACTGAAATTATGAGTTGGCGTAATGCAAAGGCGACGATCAAACTGCGGGATCAGATCAACGAACTGTTTCCGAACCGCGACAAGGCCAGCGACGGCACTATCGGAGATGCTCGGCATCGCAAAACGAAGTCTGATCACAACCCAAACTCTCGCGGTGTCGTCACAGCTATTGACATTGATAAAGACTTATCGTCAACTGTCAAAATAAACAGGTTCGTTGATGCACTCGTCGCCAGCCGCGATAAGCGTATTAAATACATCATCTTCGAAGGCCGTATCGTTTCAAGTCAGGTTCAGCCGTGGGTATGGCGTAAATACACCGGAGCGAACGGACATTTTGCACATATGCACTTATCCGTAATGGACGACCCAAAGCTATACGACGATGATTCGCCTTGGAATCTCGGCGCGGTGCCGGGTAATGTAACGCCTGCTACGCCCGTCCCCGAAACACCGACCGAGCAGGCCGCACGAATGATACTCCGGCGAGGGGATCGCGGCGACGATATTAAGGAAATTCAGCGTAAACTGAAAGTTGCGGCAGATGGCATCTTTGGTGTAAAAACAGAACAGGCCGTTAAAGCATTGCAACGGCAGCATAAACTAAAAGTTGACGGGGTGGTAGGTGCTAAGACCCTCGCGGTATTGGCAAGACTCTAAAGGAGTGATTCGATTATGAGCAATCAAACTCTCGAACAAGGCTGGACGCCGCGCAAGATCATTAGCGTGCTTGTCGCGGCAGCGGTGGCACTCGTTACGGTGCTGACCGCTATCGGCACGTTTCTCACCGAGCATATCAGCACGGATTGGGGCGCTCCGATACTCGCGGCGGCAGCCTTTATTTCGGCGTTCCTCCCGCGTGTTCAATGGGTGTTCGCTTTGCTTGGTATCGGCGGCAGATAACGCATCGCGTGGCTTAGGTGGGCGGCGTATGTAAATGTCGATACTTCGCCCTGCAACTGCATTTTTCCCGGTAATTAACTTTAATCGCCTGGAGGTGTATATAGATGGCAAATAACGGTCGCTTTGATGCGACATTCGCTCAACCGCATAGCATTGATACAGTGCTCATTAACGGTAAGATGACCGTCGAGCACGAGGAACAGTCAAACGTAAATAAGCCTGCATACTCACGATCAAAAGACAGGAAGGCCAATTCAACTTCTACAAACTCGCTCGAACGGAGACTTTTACTCGTGGAAAAGATCGACAAGGCAGCATCATCTGAGGTCACGCTTAGCCGGGGCACACTTTGGATCATCGGCACTGCCCTAATACTAGCTTCATTAGCATTTCAATATATCGGCGGCATCGCGTCTATGTCCCGTGAGAATGAACAACAGACGCAAGCCATTCAGGCACTCAAAGAGCAGTCACTCGATACAAAGCTGAAATTACAGCGCATCGAGGAAATGCTTCATGCGATTCAAGTTGCAGAAGCCCGCAAGGTTGGATACGAACTCAGAGCGGCTGAAGGCAACCATCAAACTCAGGATAGATAAACATTATGGCTCACGTGATTATTTTAGACCGCATCGGACAGGCAGCGAAAGAGATAGGGCGTTCGGTAGAACTCTATCACGCAGCGAAGGAACGGCTAGAGACGACCGAAGACCCGGCACTTGAAACAGCTATCGAAACACTCGAATCAGGCATACTCGAAGCAGCCGAGGACATCGAAACATACAACGATGCCCTGGCGGTGTTCCTCGAAAGCTAAAGCAATGAAACGCGACGAGACCGAGAACGATACTCTGATAGCACTCGCGGCGGTGGCAGTTGCCGTGCTTCTGTGGCTCGTCATCGTATTCGTCGGCGGTAAGGTGCTGGCGTAAGATCAAATGAGTATCAAAAAGCAAAAGATAACCGACCTCGTTCCCGATGACGCGAATTTCAATGATGTTGAGTATGGCCCGCGTGAATGGAAGCACAGCTATTACTTGCCCCTCGATAATGAGATGCGGGAACGCCTCAAACCGTTAGCGAAACCATATCCAAAACGCGTAACAAGCATTGATAGTGATGCGGCAGTTTTCCAAACTGATAAAGGCGGTGCAAGTTCGACCGTGACGCTTCAACAATATGCCTAACACACCAAAAAGATCAGCAGGCCGACCGAAGGCGATCATAGATTGGGATAAGGTTGGCAAGATGTTAGAAGCCGGAGCAACGGCGGAGGGCATCGCTGCGACTATCGGCTGTGACAGGGATACGCTTTACAATCGCTGCAAGTCCGATCTTAATCAAGATTTTTCGGCATTTTCGCAAGAAAGAAAGGCGAAAGGCGACGAATTGCTTCGAGCAAAGCAGTTTCAAGTTGCTATGAGCGGCGATAAAACGATGCTCGTGTGGCTCGGTAAGAATCGCCTGAAGCAAACCGATAAGCACGCTATTGAGCACACGGGAGCGGGCGGCGCTCCGATCAGCATAATCATTCAAGGCGTGGCAGGTGCGGACAAGCCCGATGACTAGACTATGGCGGACAGCACACCTAAGACGAAGCACGTTCTGCAAATCCCTGACAAGTTTACGCGGGTGTGGAACAGCCGACGACCGTATCAGATATGGTATGGCGGCAGAGGCTCGGCTAAGTCGTGGACAAAGGCAATCTACTTTCTGACAAAGGCTATGCAGCCGGAGTATTGCCGCACGGTGTTCGCCCGCGATACTCAGAAGAATGTTAGGCTCTCTCAGTATCAGCTATTCAAGGACTTAGTTAATCGCTTCGAGTGCTTTCAAGGGCGTTTCGAGTTCCTCGATACGTCAATGAAGATCACGTGCACGGCAACGGGAAACTTTCTTATTGGCGGCAGTTTCGAGATGCCCGATAGCTTGCGCTCGGTTGCAGACCCGACAGACTTCTGGGCGGAAGAGCCTATCACACGAACAAATGAGATCAGCAGGCAAGACTTCTTCGATATTGTCGGCAGTTTGCGGAACGCGCACGATATCCAAACTCAGTTTCATTTCACGTTCAACCCTATCAGCCGGAACGCGTGGATATACAAAGATTTTTTCGAGCAGCAGTTATACGATTGTGAGAAGCTGTTCGTTAACTATTGGGACAATCCCTTCTGTCCGCGATCTACGATCGACTTCTTAAAGAGCCTGCAACGGCTCGACGTAAAGCGGTATCGCGTGGACGGGCTGGGCGAATGGGGCGTAAGTTACGAGGGCTTGATATACAGTGAGTTTGAAACAGTTGACGAATGGCCGGAGAATATCGAGCCTGACTTCTACGGCGTGGACTTCGGCTACAACGACCCCACGGCTATCGTGGCGGGCAAGGTCATAGATGACGCGGGGCAAGACCGTAAGACGCTGCTGGTCAACGAAGTGCTATACGAAACGGGGTTGACGGCAGACACGCTCAAGGCGCGTATGGCGGCGTTGAACCTAAGTAAGCGTGTCCCGATGGTTTGCGATAACGCACGACCTGAGATGATAGAGGCTCTGTATCTCGCCGGATATAACGCACGCGGCTGTAATAAGTATAAAGGGAGTGTGCAAGACGGCATCTCGGCGGTCAAACGGCATCGGCTGAAGATCACGCGTCAATCACGCAATTTGCTAGACGAGATCGCTACATATTGCTGGAAAGCGGACAAAGGGGATAACCTGTTAGACGAACCCGTTGACGCGGTAAATCACGCGTGCGACGGTATGCGGTATGGACTGGAAAGCGTGTCAAAGGGCGTCGGTATTTACTTTGGCTGAGAGAAGGAAAATGAAGCAACATCACGAAACAAAGAAGCGAAGCCGTCCAATTCGTGTTATAAAGAAAGCGGAGAGGGAACGGCACGCGATGGCTGCGGCGGGCGGTATCAGCGTTAAGATCAAGACGGCGCGGGAAGTCTTACTTGATAAACGCGGACAGCTTATCCGCGAAGTGAGAGCGATTGACAGGGTGTTGAACATCAGAACACGCGGGCTTGGACTGCCTCGCGAAAAGTAACAGGCGAATGAGTATATTAACGGATTGGTTGGGCATCAGCCGGGGCGACAGGGCAAAGCAAAGCGGCGATCTGGTATCGCTTGACCTAAAGGCGGAGAACACGACCGAGCGGATATTATCGCGAATGCCGATGCCGAAGCTGCAAGCTCCCGATACGAGCTACGAATCGCTGTTAAGGTATATTCGCCGGAGCGAGATCGTTTACGCGTGTATCGAAAAGAAGGCACAGGCGGCGTGTGACGCGGAGTTGGTCGTTGAGCGATTGAATGCAAGCACAGGTGAATACGAACCTGAGGAATCGCATCCGTTGGTTAATCTGTTCAACAAGCCGAACCCGTATGATGACGGTGAGAGTTTCCGGCGGGCGTGGATAGCGAGCGAGAACTTTGCTAACGTGTTCTATGCCGAAGTGATACGCAATCGAGCGGGGCAGCCGATACAGCTCTATCCGTTGAATCCTGCGTATATTCGCCCTGAGTATGCCTACACAGGCAACGGCTATCGGCTATCGCATTACGTGTATCAACGCGACGGGATACAGATCGAGTTTCAGCCCGAGGAATTGATGATACGGCGCAGGCAATCGCTTGCGAGTATCTACTCGAATATCTCGCCTGTGGCGTTGGCATTGGGGAGTGTTGACGCGGATGCGTCATTGACGGATTACGTGCGGGCTTTTTTCAATAATCAGGGCACGCCCAGCGGGATCATCAATATCAAGGACAGGCGATTGACCGAAGACGAAGCGGCGGCGTGGCAAGCGGCGTGGCTGCGTAAGTATGGGCGAAACGGTTCTATGCGCGGCGGCCCGGCGATACTTGACGGCTCGCAGGTGGAGTATCAATCTATCGGTGCTCAGTTGGACGAGTTGGAATCGGACAGCATCACGTCAAAGATCGAATCGCGTATCTGTATGGCGTTCGGTGTTCCGCCGATACTGATAGGGGCGTATGTCGGCTTGCTTCACGTTAATCAGCGTGCGTCGGTTCGCGAGGCTCAAGAGGACTTTTGGATGAACACGATGTCGCCTGAGTTGAAGAGCATCAGGCAATTCATTACGTGGAATCTGCTACCGGAATTCGAGGGCATCGAATCTATTCAAGACGGTAGTGTGCGGGTGACGTGGGACTTGTCTAAGGTGATGGCGTTGCAAGAGGACGTTGACGGCGTTTACAAGCGGGCAATTGCGGGCTATCGCGGCGGGCTGTTGACGCTCAATGAGGCGAGAACGGCTATTGGTGAGGACAGTATCGAGGAAGAGGAAGGCGATACATTCTATCGTGCTCCTGCTCCGCAAACGGCAGGCAATGGCGGGAATGATGACAACGGAAATGGCGACAATGACGATGCGGTGAAAGCGTTCCTTGGCGACGGTATTGAGAATAAGAGCGATAATGTGATAGAGGCCGAAGTGCTGGAGGTGGGGCACGTCCACGAAAAAAAAACGGTGGACTTCGACGGGCTGACTCTCTCACGCGAACCGAACGAGATAGAAAAGCTCATTGACTTCAAGAGCATTGCATCGTCGCAGCGTTATCATCGCGAACGGTTGTTCTCGGCGTTAATGGCATTACGCGGCGAGTTGATAGCGGAGGCGATCAAAGACGTGGAAACGCTGACGCCTGAAACTATCTACGAGTTGATACTGACTCCGCCGACGAAATTGATAGCACGTATCCGGCAAGTTATCGCGGGGGCATATGCGACGGGCAAAGCTCAGATAGTATCGGAACTCTCGCGGCAAGGTGTCGGCGGGCTGATAGTAACGGGCGGCGAGAATGCCGAGTTGATAGACACGCTGGCAGATACGACCGTTTCACGTGTAACGAACGAGATACAGACGCGGGCGATCAATCAATTTGCGACGGCTACTGTGCTAGGGATCGCGGGTGCGGGTATAGGCGAGTATGTCGGGCGACAGCTACGCGACCAATCTGACAAGTGGGTTGACGGCTACGCGGGCGCGGCATCTAACGCGGCGATACAGGGCGGGCGATCAGATGAGGCAGAGGCAAAGGAAGACTTCATTGACCGTTACCAATACTCCGCGATACTCGATGCGTTGACGTGTTCGCCGTGTGAGAGTTGGGACGGCGTGGAGGCAGC